TGATGTGACCGGCGGCTCCGGTGCGGACGGCATGACGGCCACGCTCACCCCCTCCAAGCCGAGGCGGTACGGCAGGGGCGGACGTGGCGGCTACGGAGGCGGCGGCGCAGGCTCCGGCGGCATTGCCGTGAAGAACGGAAACGGCACCATTACCCCCGGCACACCCGGATTCGGCGGTTTAGGCGGCCCGGGCGGCCCAAGCGCGGACGGCTGTGTTATTTTGTACTACCGCAAATTCGGGCAAGCAAAAGCAGGGCCGCTGGTCCAGCGTGGCGGCGGGCTGTTTTTTGACCGCTTGAACAAACTTTTTATCGTGTGAGGTGTGAAACATGACGCTTGAACAGAGAGTCGCAGTCTTGGAGGAGATCTTCGCTAAGCTGCAAGACTACTACACATCCGCCTACTCCGGCGAGGAGATCGACGCGCGGCTGGCGTCCGCCGGTGTGCCTATCGGTATCACCAAGGAGTACAAGAGCGTGACCGAGATGAACCAGGACTTCACCGGTACGGACGTCCAGCGCGGCCAGTTTGTCCTGATCCTGCCGGACAGCACGTCCTCCGCGGACTACGGCAAGGTGTACCTCAAAGGCACGGCCAACTGGGTGTATGCCTTTACCCTCACCACGCTTACCTCCATCAAAGGCCCCATTGGCCCTCCCGGCAAAAAGGGCGACCAGGGCGATCCCGGCGAGGCCGGTTCCAGCTTTGCCATTCTGGGCTATTTTGATACGCTGGACGCCCTCAAGGCAGCCGTCCCAAATCCAAAGGCCGGTGACGTGTACGGCGTTGGCACTGCGCCTCCGTACAACATCTACATCTGGGATTCCGTCCACGGCAAGTGGGTGGCCAACGGGAATTTGCAAGGCCCGCAGGGCAAGCAGGGTATTCAAGGCCCCGAGGGTAAACAGGGGCCTGAGGGTAAGCAAGGCCCAGCAGGACCTATGGGCGGTGTCGATAACTACGTGCGGTACGATGCTGCACAGGAGCTTACTAACGAGCAGAAAACACAGGCCCGAGAGAACATCGGTGCGAACACCTTGGAGGGTGCTGTCCGCTACGATGCGGCCCAAAACCTCACCGACGAGCAGAAAGCGCAGGCGCGTGGAAATATCGGGGCGAGCACCGTGCAGAGTGCAGTGCTCTATACATCGCAAAATCTTAATAACGTGCAGAAAAAGCAGGCGAGAGAAAATATTTTTGCTGCGCCAGCAGATAAGTTCCCATACTTTGCTGTTCTCACGGGGGCTACTAAGGAAAAAACATTTGAAGTGGAAACAAGTTGGAGAACATATCTTGTCGTCTCAACTTATTCTACCCAATTGGGGATGTGGATGGTTTTACCAAACGATAAAGTAGTCATTCCTGTGGTTGAAAATTCTGCGATCACGATAACTTGTGAAACAGGCAAAATCCACACAAAAGGCGCGCAAGTTATCACAATAATTTATCTCGGAAATTCTTGACCTGCTTAGCTTAGGTGACGGTTTAGCTTTAGCGAATGGAGAATGGGGGTGGCTGATTCGATGAACTTTTGTGCGTGCTGCGGGGCTATTATCCCGGAAGGTCGTCAGGTGTGCCCAATTTGTGAGCGAAAATGGCCTGAATTTTAACCTGCACGAAAGCAAGTCGGACTTTGATTTGCACGAAAGCAAGTCGGAGCTCTGACACTGACGCGGACAAGCTCTGTGCGTCAGGAGCCTAAAAAACCAATTGAACCCGGTTGAATTTCAACCGAAAAATTTGAAAGGGGTATACATTATGGAAAAGAAGTTTGCCGAGATCATCAACGAGGGCTGTAAGAGCGGCAAGACCATCGAGGCTATCAATGCCGAGCTGAAGGAGGCTGGTGCCAACTTCCACCTGAATTCTGACGGCGGCGTGGCCGGTTGGAGCGAAAAGGAGATGGCCGAGGGCTTTATCCCTGCCGAGGATGACGGCACGGACGGCATCTACAAGATCGCCAGCGACGGCAAGCCCGTCCGCTTTTCCCACAAGGCACTGGGCGGTGGGGTATACAGCACCGCCATCCCCGTGATGGATCGGGACGAAAGCCACGCCGGTACTGTCATTACCGTTGACAGCTGGCAGCTCACTTACGACGAGCGCGGCTACTGCCGTGAGCGTGGCCGGGTGTGACCACCGAAAGGAGGTACACTATGAACGCTTTGCACATCAAAAACACGGTGTTGGCGGTGCTGGCTGCGGCTGGCTCTGCCATCGCGCAGGCTCTGGGGGGCTGGGATATGGCGCTGAAAGTGCTGATCTGTTTTATGGTGCTGGACTACGCCACCGGCTGGATGGTAGCGGCCATCTGGCATAAGTCCAGCAAGAGCGGCACCGGGGCGTTGAGTTCCGACGCCGGGTTCAAGGGGCTGGCGAAGAAGTGCGTCATGCTGGCGCTGGTATGGATGGGGGCATTATTGGATCAGGCCACATCCAGCGATTTTGTACGGGACGCAGTATGTATGTTTTTCATCGCAAACGAGGGACTGTCGATTTTGGAGAATACGGCAGTGATGGGGGTTCCCTACCCCGCCTTTATTAAAAATATGCTGGATGCCATTCGTCAAGCCAGCGACCAGGGGAAACAGAATACGGAGGCTCACACATGAGCACGAGAGCGGGCACTGTCCCGCTCTCCGATCTCCAATTTTTGAAGATCTATTTCAATAAGCGGCGTCTCCGCTCCACCACGGCCAACCTGAAAAAGATGCTGGCGGAGGCGGGCGGGGACGCGATCTGCAATGGCTCCATTTTTCTGCGGAACCAGACCCCGGCCTGCCATTTGAAGGCAGACGGTAAGGTCTACAAGGCCCCCAAGTACCGGGCGTGGGCCATCAGCTGGGACACCCCGGCGGACTTCGGCGTGAAAACCGTGCCCAACGGGGACCGGAACTACATGGAGAGCGTCCACCTCATCATCGGCGGGAAGAAGATCAGCCCCGTCACCTGCGGAGCGGATATGAAGTACCGCGCTCCCCGGACGGCCATCGGCACCAAGGATGGGCGGTACGCCTACTATGCGAGCAAGGACCGGCGGACACCGGAACAGCTTCGTGACCTGCTTGCCGCGTCCGGCTGGGACAACGCCATTATGATGGACGGCGGCGGGTCTACCTGCTTCATGGATTCGACAGGCAAGGGCTTTACCGGGGACAGGCGGGTGATCCCGTTCTTCCTCGTGTGGAAAAAGAAAGGCGGGGACGCATTTGAGCCGAAAGGAGAGAACCCCATGGTAGAGATCAACGCCTATTCCAAGGCGAAGGACGGCGATAAGAAACTGTCCACAAACTTTAAAGTGAAAGAATTTGCCAGCAAGGACGGCTCCGATGCCGTACTGGTGGCACCCCGGCTGGTGATGGTGCTCCAGAGCCTCCGCAGTCACTTTTGCGCGGCTGTGACCATCAACAGCGGCTACCGCACACCCCAGTACAACGCCAAGGTGGGCGGCGTGACGGACAGCCAGCACTGCTACGGCACGGCGGCTGACATTGTGGTGCGGGGCAAGACCCCGGCGCAGGTGGCGGCCTACGCCCGACAGCTGATGCCGGACTGGGGCGGCGTGGGGGTTTATGACAGCTTTTGCCATATCGACGTGAGAGAGGCCAAGGCTGACTGGAAAGGATAAAACCGAAAGGAGGGCCAGAAGATGGCAACATCCACGCGGAAACGCGCTCTGCAAGTCTGGGGAACCCATGGAAAAAACAAACCGAGAGATCCGGGCGCTGTTGTCATCCATGGCCCCGGCCCGGGCGGCGCAGGCCGTCCGGCTGGTAGGCCTCCCGCCTGACGAGGAAACAGCGGTGCTGGCGGTGGACGTCCACGGCCAGAGCGAGCTGCCTACAGGCGGCGGCGCTGCTCCACGTCAGCGTGGACGGGTTGGCCAAGATCCGGCGGCGTGCTTACGCCAAGATCGCGGATGATATGCAGGGGTAAAAAGGAAAGCCGTGTCCGAATCGGACACGGCTTTTTCTTTGGGCAGTTTAAGGGCAGAATACAGGCAGTTTCCGGGCAGTTTGGCTGCCCGGATTTTTTGTATCATAGAAGTGTAAAGGAGGCGCACACAATGTACGAAGTGTAAAGGAGGCGCACACAATGTACGAGCGGCTTTTGGCCTGCGGGTAGCCGGCGGAGTTGGCGCGAGATATTGTTGCGCAGACCGATCCAGCGGAGCTGGAACGCTGTGTGCGCATGATTGAGCTACTCTACGATGACCGGAGGGAGTATGTATAACCATTTCAACCCCAACCCCTGCGGGAAAAATGTGGGGGACTGCACCGTGCGGGCAATCGTCAAGGCTACCGGCAAGGAGTGGGGCGAGGTTTATTTAAGGCTCTGTATCCAAGGGTATTTAGATGGTGATATGCCGTCGGCAAACGCTTGTTGGGGGCGGTATCTCCGCAGCATCGGATACCGGCGGTACATCGCGCCGGACACCTGCCCGGACTGCTACACGGTTGGTCAATTTGCGGAGGATCACCCAAAGGGCACCTATATTTTGGCTTTGTCCGGCCATGTGGTTTGCGTCTGCGACGGCGTGATCTGGGACAGCTGGGACAGCAGCAATGAAAACATCTTGTATTACTGGGTCAAGGAGGATGACTAAAATGGCTTACACACCTTACGGATGGCAAAACCCATATTACGCACCGCCTATGCCGGACAACCTCATGCAGATGCGCCAGCAGCAGATGCAGCCTATGACACCCCAGATGCCGCAGGCCCCGCAAAACCCGGTGGCGCAGAGCGGCGTCCAGTGGGTCAGCGGTGAGCAGGAGGCCCGGAACTGGATGATCGCGCCCAACGCTGCTGTGGCTTTGTGGGACAGCTCCGCGCCTACGGTGTACCTCAAGAAGGCGGATGCCAGCGGTAAACCGTCCCTTACGATTTATGACCTCGTAGAACGCACAGAAACGCCCCGTACAGCGCCTACGGCAGACCCGGTGAAGTTTGTCACCCGGGAAGAATTTGATGCGCTGGCGGCGGTTGTGGACGGCATGAAGGGTAAAAAGAAGGCGAAGGAGGCTGATGCGGATGGCTAACCCCTTTTTTAACGCTTTAGGCGGCGGGAACACGCCGGTAGGCCGGTTTCAACAGATGATGCAGCAATTCAACCAGTTCCGATCCTCGTTTCAGGGGGACCCGAAAGCAGAGGTGGAAAAACTTTTGCAGTCCGGCAGGATGAGCCAGCAGCAGTTGAACCAGCTACAAGAAATGGCGAAACAGTTTCAGGGGTTGCTTAAATAAGCAAACAAAAAGCAAAATTTAAGCAAGCGTCTAAGCAAGGTGTTTGCAAAATTATTAGGTTAATCAACATCGTGGCCACGATTTGATAATAAAAAACTGAAAGGAGTTTTTCTATGTCTCTTTCCTCTGACGGCGCTCCCATGCTGACGATGCCTGTGGCACCCACCAATACCGGCGGCGGTTTTGGCTTTGGCGGTGACGGCGCATGGTGGCTCATTGTTCTGTTCCTGTTCATCTTTGCAGGTGGTTGGGGCAATGGCTTTGGCAACAACGGCAACGGCGGCGTGGTCGACGGCTACGTGCTGACCTCTGATTTTGCCAATGTCGAGCGCAAAATCGACAGTGTAAATCAGGGCCTTTGCGACGGATTTTACCAGCAGGCGCAGCTTGTCAACGGCACCAACATGGCGATGGCAAACGGCTTCGGACAGGCCGAGCTTTCCCGCGCTAACCAGCAGGCGGCTCTCATGCAGCAGTTGACTGCCATGCAGATGCAAGCCGCTGAGTGCTGCTGCAACACCCAGCGCAGCATTGAGGGCGTGCGCTATGACATGGCCGCGCAGGCGTGCGATACCCGGAACACGGTGCAGAACGCCACCCGGGACATTATCGACAACGCCAACAGCAACAGCCGTGCGATCCTCGATTTCCTGACCCAGAGCAAGTTGCAGGATCTCCAGAGCGAGAACCAGGGCTTGAAGCTGGCCGCATCTCAGGCAGCACAGAACAGCTATCTGGTATCCCAGCTGCGTCCCTCTCCTATTCCGGCCTACACGGTGCAGAACCCCTATTGCTGCAACCAGTTTGCCGGATGCGGCTGCTGACAACTGCATAGCGTAGCTTTTCCTCCATGATGGGGAAATGGTCGGCCCCATGCCGATACTGATGACAAAGCGGCGGGGCAGTAGCCCTGCCGCTGATTTTATGAAAGGAGTTTTTTATGCCTGAATACACTGCTGTTGCCGCGCAAACTGTAGCGGCAAACCAGAACGTGCTTTTTACCGAGGCACCGATCCCCTGCACTAAGGGCCTTGTGACGCACCGCGCAGGCTCCGGCCTGTTTAACCTCCGTGGTAACTGCTCCCAGTGCCGCGTCCGCTATAAGGTGGACTTTATCGGCAACATCGCCGTAAGCACCGGCGGGACACCCGGTCCCATCTCCATTGCCATTGCGGTTGACGGTGAGCCGCTCCCGTCTTCCGTTGCGACGGTGACGCCCACAGCGGCGGAGGCGTTTTTCAACGTGGCTGCATCCGAATACGTTGACGTTACAAAGGGCTGCTGCGCGTCGTTGTCCATCCGCAACGTTAGTGGCGAGGCCATTGACGTGAGCAATGCGAACCTTATCATTACCAGAGTTTGCTGAGAAAGGAGAACACAATGGGAATGAAATCTATGTATGAACTGCGGGATATGCTCTGCAAGGAACTTGACGAGCTGATCCGCAAGGGCGAGCTGGGGGCTGGCGATCTGGACATCGCCCACAAACTCACGGATACCATCAAGAACATCGACAAGATCGAGGCGATGGACGAGAGAGGCTATTCCGGGCGCTATCTGGACGATGATATGCGCGGCTACAGCCGTGGCAGCTCCTATGCCCGGAGGCATTACGTCCGAGGTCATTACAGCCGCACGGACGCCGCCGAGCATCTGCGTAGCCAGATCAACGATATGATGCGTGAAACCGACGATGACCGCATCAAGGATGCCCTGCGCCGTGCAATGGACATGATGGAGGAATAAGGGGGTAGGCCCCAATGATTGACGAGCGAGAATTGGCGCTATGGATCAAGCGGTTAGAAACGGAAGAATCCAGCTGGTCAAACTATGAAAAGCTGGCGGCGCTGTATACCATCCAAAACCAAAACCGGGAGCCGGTGAGGGAATCTCGCATGATCGAGGCGTATTCTGCGGCTCCCGCGCCTGACAGCGATTTCCTCCGGGCGGTATCTAACGTTGACCCAGCCCGTGCGTGGGAGGTCATGGACGAGCTGATGGACAGCTTGAAAGTGGTCAACGAGCGGGTTTATAATAGCGTCATGCGGAAATTGGAAGCGTTTTAAAAGCGTCCCCTGCCTGTATGGGCGGGGGACGTTTTATCATCTGTAAATTTCATCTGTAATTTCATCTGTAATTTGATTGTAAAAACGCGCTTTTTCATGTAAAAAAACATCAAACCTTGCTGCTTCTAAAATGGCTGAACCCGTTGAAATATAAAGAAAACCCCGCAATCACAAGGATTGCGGGGTTGGTCCGAGTGGCGGGAGTCGAACCCACACAAATAAAGGCTACAACCGTTGGAAACGCAAGACTTTTAATTGTTCATCTGTAATTTTATCTGTAATTCTTTTTCAAAATAGCGATCGAGGTTATCTGCGACCTGCTTTGACTTCTTGCTGATTGTATGCTGATACACATTTTTAAGCATATTGTTTGTAGCGTGCCCCATCCGCTCCATAGCGTATTTGTCTGGCACGTTCTGTTCAAGCATTACAGATGCGTTGACGTGGCGCAAATCGTGAAAGCGGAAGGGAGGGATATCATGTCGGATGCAAGCGCGTCTTAAATGGTTATACATGGCGCTACGGGTGTAGTGCACGATATATTTGTCTGTGCGCGGCGTTTCCTCCAGTAGGTGCATTATGTATGGGGGGATCTGCAAACGTCGGTTTCCGCTGTATGTTTTCGGCTGCTTTAACTCAGGCCCGTTTTCACCTTCAACGAGTGCCTGCTTGATGATAAGCGTATTCCCATTAATGCAATCCCATGTCAGGCCGCGAATCTCCGATGTTCTCAGGCCAAGCCAGACGGCCATCAGAAACGGCAACTCAAATTGTTTCCCACGGCAATCCTCATGCAGTGTGCGGATCTGGGCCATGGTGGGGATTTGAATTTTTGGAGCTTCCTTCTGCGGCAGCGTAATGCGGAACATCCGATCTGGGAAATATTCTGCCATTGCGGCGGTGAACAACCCGTAGGCATTGCGGACGTATTTAGGCGATTTGGAGCGAGCCATTTTATTGACGGCCCGTTGTACACGCTCTTGCGAAATGCTATCCGCTGGATCATCCATGATTTCTTGGAAAACGGATTTGCGGAGCTTTTTATACCCATTGATCGTAGTAGGGGATAGAACGGTATCTTTGCTGGAGATGTATCTATCGATCACTTCTCCAACGGTGAATCTTGTTTTTATCTTGGCAGCTTTAGCCCCGGACTTGATGGCGGCAGCTTCGTTTTCTGCTTCCCGCTTGGTAGGCGCCGTGATGGAAAGCCGCTTGCCGTTTACCATGACATTCACATACCATGAGCCGGACGGCAGTTTTGCCGCCTTTGGTATTTTCATATTATCCCCTCCAAAAGCCGATCTGAATACAGTTAAAGTCGAGGTACAAACCGTATGCGGTGGCAAAAAATAATAAAACCAGCAAAGCGGCAATGATGCGGTTCCGGGTTTTCACGCCCTGCTCCATCATCGTAATGATCTGCCGTTTGCTGGACAAATGCTTTTCGAGGCCGACTTTCTCCGCCTGGAGGGTTTCTTCTGTTGCCGTATAGTGATCCCCTATACCGAAAAATTCATCTAATGAGATGCCTAAAACAGCGCAAATTGGCCCCACAGTGTTAATAGACGGTGATTTAGAAGCGTTGGCAAAGAAGTTGTTGATTGTGGACAGGGGCACATTAGATGCGTCGGCAATGTCCTGAGCCGTCATGTTGAGGGCGGCTCTTTTTTCGCGGCATAGGTCTTGAATCGTCAAAAAAATCGGCCTCCTGTATTAAATTTATAAGATATGGGCAGACACAATCTCAAATCTGGTTCGGTAGCATACTGCCCGTTTCCCACATTTGGTCATTGTGCTGCCCAACCTGTTTCTGCTATGGTTACATCACGGCAAGCCGATCCCCCCAAGGCTTGCCCTCCGGCCCTCGCCGTTTGTTGCAGAGGCGGCGGGGGCTTTCTATTTTGCCTTTGCTTTCAGTTTGTTAATTTTATTGATATAATAATCCGCTTTTTCACTATATAGATTTTTTGAGATCATATTGACCGCACGTATAGCATCATCATATTGCTGCAAGTTAATGTACAAATCCGCAAGCCTGAAAGCCCATGTGGACCCGTTAAATAGCAAACCACCATTTTCCCACAGGTTTTCCCAAAAATCAATTAACGAGCCAATGTCTCCCGTGCTTTCAAATAATCCCTCCGCTTCCCGGATGGCATAGAGCTGGGCATCTTGCGCATCTAATTCTCTTTGCAAATTTGAATAGATATCTTCAAAACAATCTTTGCGTTTCAGTTGTTTAGAAGAAGCCCTTTTCCTTTTTGTAAAATCAAAAAATCCCATATAATGTCCTTTCTAATGGACACATATAATACTGCTGTTGTTTTTTGTGCAAATGCGCATTGAAATGCTGGGCCATAAATGATATGCTTGGAACATGAATCGAACAAGTGTACGAATGGAAGGAGCGCAAAACATTATGTTGTATGATATTGAAAATCAAAGTACAATAAATGTCGAGGACGGCTTTGAAATCGCCCGGGAAGAGGTGTTGTCTGCCGCCATGGCGCTCCCATACGAAAAAAAGGTACAGCTTTTAAGATTTATTGAAGGAGGAACAGCCAATGAAAGAGGCTATGATTGCATGGTACAGAGACGCCAAAATGGTTGACGCTGTGAACCGCTGCATGGACGCAATCTGTGCGTCCGGCCTTTCCGCAGATGGCGCAGAATATCTTCCGTCTTGTCTGGATCAGGCCATTCGTGCCAGCAATCAGGTTGCTGCTCAAAATACGCAATTCCACGCTGCCCATGTAAGCGTGAAAGAAACCGATGGCGGGTATGATGTTACGCCTTTTGAGTTAAGATTTGTTCGATAGCCGCCGTTAATTACCGTATGAAAAGGAGGTTCATTATGAGAAGAGAAGATTTGCAATCTATTGCCGTTTCATGCTTTGGGAACTATTACAGCGTAAAAATTGGCGACGTTGAGATTAGCAATGTCAAAGCGTATTGTTTGGAGCAAAACAGCGATGGCAGTGTTCGCTTGACGCTCAATCTTGATTGTTGCTTCGCAGATACTCAGGTGGCCTTAAATCAGCCAGCCAATTAAAGCGGACGCAATAGCCCCCGTTATCCACGAGTTTCGTTCCATACAAGCACCGAATTTACTTAACAACCCCTGCTTTGGCATTTCTTGCCCTGCAATGATCTTTTCCAAAATAGAAATGATCTCTTGCAGGGCTTCCTTATCGTTGCCACCATCCCGTTCGGCACGCTCTTTCATCTCTTGGATAGAAACAGAAACAGAATTGTTATTACCAATTACCGAGTTTGTAACGGTGCCGATATTAAAAATTGTCTGCGATTGATGAGAAGGATTTTCCCGGATAGGCGTTTTCTGATAGTACACGTTTAGAAAATTTGCGGTACCACTATGGTATTCTGTTGAAATTTCGGAAACATATACCGTTTTCCCGTCAGGAAAAGTCAGGGCATCGCCTTCTTTTATATCGACCGTCGGGAGAAAATTGATAGTATCTTTCCCGCGCATTTTATCGAAATTTGGCAGCCCTTTTTCAATGGATACATTTTCACCATTTCTTTCCACTGAAAAACTTACGCCGTGGGCTTTAATAAAATCACCGACAGGCATTTTTGCCCCCCCTGGTTTATTTTGTATTTGTCATCCACTGGACTGCGGCCCAGTTTCATGCATTATTCCTCTTGCTTTTCAAATATTCAATATAGCGTGAAATCTCAGTTAATTCCTCCGCAGATGCGGAGCGGATAAACTGTGCGATTTTATCGTCCACACCCTCGATCTTCGGATCGCGGGTTTCTTTTATGCTCTTATCTTCCGTTTTGCCCTGGAGCCATTCAACGGATACGTGGTATAGTGCCGAGACTTGGTAGATGTAATTCTTGTATGATTCCGAATTCCCGGCAATCCAATCAGAAACAATGTGACCGTCCTTAAATCCTATCGAACGTGCAAATTGAGACAATGCTCCGTGCTTAAAGTTTCCGTTTTCTTTTTTGGGGATTAAAGTCAACATTCTCTCTAGCGTTATATCCATATTTAGCCCCCAAATTTTGTGCAACCATACAAAACGGTTTAATTAAACCAATTAGGTATTGCAAACGGTTTGAATGTGAGGTATCATATACCTAAGCCCACCGGAAAAGGGTACACGAAAACCAGCCCCCATAAAAGCGGTTCTTGCAATGTCTTTTGGCGATTTCATTGTAATACGCTTTCCGGGTCGTGTCAAGCGTGATTTCTCACATTCATGAGGTTTCGGCGGGTATTGACTGCGGCAGAGATAAAAAAACCGCCCCGAAGTCTCTGCAACAAACTTCGGGGCGGTTGGAAGCGAACTCGTTTGCTAAATGGAATACCCCTCTGCAACAGAGTACGCCATTTGGCGCGTAGTTTAACTCCCATGCTTACCATACCACATATTTCTGCCGCAGTCAATGAATTCTCACACCGAAAGGAGGGCACATGACTTGGCATTGAAGGAACTTCGAGAACGTTCCAGCCTGACCCGTGCACAGGTAGCGAAGAAACTGAATGTGGACTTGTCCTGTGTGACGCATTGGGAACTGGGCGACTGGCGACCGGCACGTAAGTACCACAAGAAGCTGGCGAGGATGTACGGCGTGACGGTGAACGAACTGTTTGAATCCAGCGATGGGGAATAAAAAATGCCCCGCCCGGTGTAGCAGACCGGGCAGGGCGACGGAACAAATCTTAGGCTCAGATATGTGTCCTGTAGCTATTTTAGCACAGGGGAAAGGAAAAGGCAATGCCGAAGGTGAAATTAAACCGGGACATCAAGAAGGAGCAGGTGGAATACCGCCGGAACCTGATCGAGAGTAAATACCATTCCCGCGGCTATCGAGCGCAGACCGAGGTAGAACGTGCGCTGGGCGTTAAGCAGGGATGGTTGAGCCGCCGGTTACGCGGGGACGGCATCAGTTTGGATGATCTGAACCGCATCGACAATCTGCTTCAATTTGAAGCATCGGAATTCGCAAGGTTAGTGAGGTGCCGATAATGGACTGGAACCTGTTTTTCATGAACCTGGGCGTGGCCTATGCAGCCACTTGGGTATTCAAGGTTGTAGATTTCATCGAAGGAGGGAATCCGCATGAGAAAGCATGAACGGCGCACCAGAGAGCAGCGGAAGGCGGATGCCTCCGCATGGATTGGCTTTATGAGTTTTCTGGCCCTGCTGCTGATCACCATTGCGTATATGGTGGTGAGCGCGCGATGAACAGAAAGAACCGACATGAGCGCTTTCCGCTGGATCTCTGCCCGGTCTGCGGCATGGACAGCGGTGAGCGGGTGCAGTCCACGGACGCACCGTTTAAGCACTATGTACGGTGTTCCACCTGCGGCGCTATCACAGCGGGTTACGCCCAGCAATCCAACGCCACGAAAGCGTGGAAGAGAGGGGATGCGTGGAAATGAAGATCTATCCGGTGTGCGCAAGATGTTCCATCGTTATGAACCCCAATGCGTTTGACGATGTGGCTCCGGGGTTTTTGATCAACGGCGAGTGCTACTGCCCGGAGTGCGCGAAAGATTGGCTCAAGGATGAAGTTGACAGCGATCCGGAAGCCGTGGCGCGGGCCATGGGGATCGCGATCATCGACATCCCGGAGGACTGATATGAACCAGTGTGAGCGGATCTTGAAGTATCTGGATGAACACGGCAGCATCACACGGGCCGAGGCCATGAGCGAGTGCGGCATCGCCAATTTCACGGCGCGGGTCTCTGACTTGCGGCGGGACGGCGTGGCGCTGGACGTGGAGACGGTCACACAGAAGAACCGCTATGGCGAGACTGTGCGGTTTGCGAGATATAGGAGGAAAGAAAATGGCACTGAAATCATTTAACGAGTTAATTAAAATCGATGTGCGTCCACAATGCGATACGCGGGATGCCAAAGACGAAAACGGGAAGACAATCAAAGTCCCGTATTTGAGTTGGGGCAAATGTGTGAAACTGCTGCACGAAAACGGAGCGAATGATGTGTGGTATGCGCCGGTGGAGTGCCCAACCACTCACACTTATCTTTGGCCCCAAGCAAAAGTGTCCACCAGCAAGGGGCGCGATACGGAATGCTGGTTTGTGCGGGTGTTGATTCACATTGATGATTTGGAATTTGTATACGATACGCCGCTGCTGAATGGATCCTTGGTGGTTTACACTGACACTCTGAACCAGCTGCGGATTAACAATGCCCTTGCCAGAGCATTCGTGAAGGGCGTTGCCATCAGAACCGGTCTTGGATTTGACTTATGGGCGGAATCTGATGCGGATGACGGCGAGGATGATTTGAGCCGCCATAGCATCTGGGCCATTAAGGAGAGACTGGAAAGGCTGATTACGGCAAAAGAGCAGCGGGGCCTTGACCACAAAGATCTGCTACACGCGCTGAATATCAACGAAAAGCAGCTTGGAACGATGCTTGGATATTTCGCAACGATTGATAAGCTGGAAAAGGCTGTGATGCAGCTATGATCCACAACCATGACCGGAGCGGATGGTTTGGCGCGTCAGACACAGCAATCATCATGGGCCGGTGGGACACAGAGACGTTTCGCCGCTGGTGGCTGCAAAAGATAGGTGTACGCACAGACCATTTCACAACGCCAGCAATGCAGGCAGGGACGGCCTATGAGCATCGGATTTTGTCTGCAATCGGCGTAAGTACGATGGACAGGCAAATCCGAATACGGAGATATCGGCTGCGGGTAAATTATGACGGTGAGTTTCCGGATACGATCATTGAGGTAAAAACCTACGGGAAACCGGTATTTAAGGTCAGCAAAGCATATTGGCAACAATGCCAGGTTGAAATGTTTGCCAGCGGCTACGGTTTTTGGAGACATCGGAAGCGATGCAATATTGTGGCATACCGTTTGACTGAGGCCGAAATGCAGAATTACTTTATTGCGGTGGACACCCGGCGATTATCCAGCCATGAAGTCCAGTATGATGAGCGTTGGGTGAGAGACGCGTATTTGCCAAGGCTTCAGTATTTGGCAAGATGCTTGCGGACAGGGCATTGGCCCAGCATGGAGGAATTTTATGGAGCGGGTTAATTCCACATCGTTCCGCTGGACGATGGATGCCGCCGGTGATTGGTTGTGCATCCAGACCAACAAGGCGCGGCAGGTGCTTGGCGCACTGAAAGAGGGTCAAGTCTATGACGTGGAGATCAAAGAACACCGGGAGAAGCGGAGCCTCGATGCGAATGCGTACTTCTGGGTTCTGGTTGATCGGCTGGCCGAAAAGATCCGAATTCCCAAGACGGATATTTACCGGAGATACATTCGGGAGATCGGCGGCAATCATGAAATGGTCTGCGTGATCGATTCAGCCGTGGAAAAGCTGCGGAACGGGTGGGAACACAATGGGCTTGGCTGGCAGACGGATACCATGGCAAGCAGGATCCCCGGCTGCACCAACGTGATTTTGTATTACGGCTCCAGCACCTACAACACCCGGCAAATGTCACATTTGATCGATATGGCAGTGCAGGACTGCGTGGAGCAAGGTATCGAGACCCTGTCTCCGGACAAGCTGGCGGGGATGATGGAGGAATGGGGATGCACAAAATGACAAAGGCCACGTCCATTTCGCAATCCGTGAAGGTTGTTGTATGGGCGCGGGACAATCACCAGTGCGTGATTTGCGGGTCTCCCGCAGGTGCGCCGGTGGCCCATGTGGTACGGCGTTCGCAGGGCGGCAGAGGGATCGAGCAGAATATTGCAACCCTCTGTCCCCACTGCCACCGCCTGTTTGACGAGGGACCATTGAGAGACCGCGAGCGCATCTACGTGCGGCTGGTGGCGCACCTGAAAGCATTTTACCCGGATTGGAACCGGGAGGACATGATTTACAGAAAGGGCGAACATTTATGCTGAACAGAATTATTGTGATGGGCCGGATGACCCGTGACCCTGAATTGCGCCGCACCAACAGCGGCACGGCGGTCGCATCCTTCACCGTGGCGGTTGATCGGGATTTTAAGTCCCAGTCCGGCGAGAAGGAAACAGATTTCATTGATGTGGTGGCATGGCGCAACACAGCCGAATTTGCGAGCAAGTATTTCTCTAAGGGCCGCATGGCCGTGGTGGAGGGCCGCCTGCAGATCCGTGACTGGACGGACAAGGACGGCAACAAGCGCCGCAGTGCCGAGATCGTGGCCGACAGCGTATACTTTGGCGATTCCAAGCGGGACGGCGGCGACACGGTGCAGAGCGAACCGCAGAGCGAACCGCAGAGCGGTTTCAGCGAGGTTGAGGATGATGGGGACCTCCCGTTCTAAGGCGGTGGTTGAATGCCGAACAGGATCATCAAGGATAGTATCAGGACGAGCAAAAGCATCAACGCAATGTCGGATTTCCAATTCCGATTGTGGGCGTACCTGATCACCTACGTTGATGATTATGGGCGCGGCAGCGCAGACCCGGAATTGCTCAAAGGCTTTGTATTTCCCCGCAGAAAAGGTGTGACTGAGGGAACGATCAGTAAGACGCTTGCAGAATTGGCGACCATAGGCTCTGTGATCCTCTATGAAGTTGACGGAGAACCGTACCTGTGTTTTCCAAACTGGAGCGAACACCAGACGGTGAGGAACAAAGTAAGCAAATTCCCGGCACCTGCTGACGGATTGATTACATCTGAAATCAATTGCAATCAATTGCAAGCAGGTGAAAGCAAATGCGCCCGTAATCCAATCCAGAATCCAGAATCCAGAATCCAGAATCCAGAAGAAGTAGGCGGCGAGCCGCAAACGGCATCCCCGCCGGTGGTTTCCATCCCCCTCAATGACGGCACTGAATATCCGGTGTCGCAGGAGCAATGCCAGGAATGGGCAGGCGTATACCCTGCTGTCGACGTGATACAGCAGTTGCGGGAGATGCGGGAATGGTGCCTGAATAACCCGGCGAAGCGGAAAACGGCGCGTGGTGTGTGTGGATTCATTACTCGCTGGCTTGCCAAAGAACAGGATCGCGGTGGCCGTAAGGGCGCAAAAGGCCCCGGCTGCAAATGCGAGGACGCTTGGGGGTATGTGTGATGGCGGGAGATTTTAAGCTGGCCGAGCTGTTGCGCCCATGCCGGAGATGGAAAGCGGCAAGGACGCCGGAGGTGACGTACCAGTCTCAGCAGCTCTGTTGGGACTGCGCCAATGTATACGGCGGCTGCGAGTGGTCGGCGCGGTTTGAGCCGGTTCCTGGATGGGATGCGATAGCCACAACACGGACGGTCGGCGGGAAGTTTGTAGAGAAATCTTTCAGCGTCCGTGCCTGCCCAAAATTCAGGAGGGGATGATTGAAAAATGTTTGGAAATAAGCGCTTGAAAGCAGAAATAGTCCGGCTGAGTTATCGAGCAGCAGAGCTGGAAGAACGGCTTTGCCCATGCGAGCAACATGACTGGAAACGCACCGGAGTTGATTACAGCTACGATGAAGCAGGCTGCTGCTACTGCGATGCCATGTATAACTACAAGTGCGCAAGGTGCGGTAAAAAAATGCGATCCTTCCAGCCGTACCTGGAATTGGATGGTGATCTGGGAAATGATGCGGATCGTGATTGATATTTACGGCGAAGACACGCAGGGCACGAAGGAGGCGGTGGCGATGCTGCTGGAGCCTCTGGGCCGTGTCCGGGTGGTTAGCGTCATTACCGATGGCAAGGAGGAGAAGCGGTGAACGTAGCCTATAACGTAGACTGCATGGAGTATATGCGGACGCTGCAGGACAAGGCGTTTGATCTGGCCGTAGTGGACCCGCCTTATGGAATCGGAATAGACGGTCAAAAATTGTCTATCAACAAGAACCCAAAGCATAACCGAAAGGAACACGCAAAAAGGGGGTGGGACACGCACATACCGCCTCTGGAGTATTTTAGAGAGCTGGAGCGTGTTTCAAAGAACCAAATTATATGGGGTGCAAATTATTTTGTCACCGCGCTGGAACATGGGCATAAAGGCTGGATCGTGTGGTACAAAGGCCAACAGGATTTGACTATGAGTGACTGCGAGCTGGCCTATTCCTCATTTGATACCCCGACAAGAGTTGTAATAATTAACCGCGGGCAACTTGCGCGCGAGGGCGGGACAATCCACCCGACGCAAAAGCCTATCGCTCTGTATGCGTGGATATTCTCACGCTTTGCAAAGGCGGGCGACAGAATATTAGACACGCATTTAGGAAGTGGATCGAGCCGGATCGCCGCATGGGACGCTGGGCTGGACTTTGTTGGGTGTGAGATCGACCATCACTATTTTCAGGCGCAGGAAAAGCGCTTTGCGGAACACACGGCGCAGATCAGTTTGTTTACTTGTGAGGAGGAAAAGCGGTGATTGCATTTGAGATCCCTTATCCGGCAACAAAGCGCGGTAAAGCGGCGTGGAACAAGCGGTTTGGCCTGAATGCGTATTACGCCGGTAAGCATTGGTCGCAGCGGAAGAAGGACGCGGAAGAGCTGCACGAGCTTGCCCACTGGGCAATGCGAAAAGCAGGAATTACAAAACGTCTGGTAAATCACCCCGTCAAGGTGACATTTTTCTGGAATGACAATCTGGACATCGACAATCACGGCGCGCTGGGCAAGGCCTTTGTGGATGCGATGAAGGGCTACATACTGCCGGATGACAACCCTGAGTGGTTCCGTGCCGTGGAACACAAATTTTGGAGCGGAGATACGATCCGCGTGGAAATTGAGGAGGCAGAATGATGGATATTAAAATTGAAGATTACCTTGATCGCGAAGAAATTAAAGAAGTTTGCAAGGATGCGCTGTATCAAAAAATCCGAGAAGATATGCGCGGCCTCAATGTAAATGACATTATTGCAAATATATCTCACAGCGAAGTTGCGGCTATGGTAGATACCTATGTTGGCGAGGATGATTTTTGCAAGAAAACGATTCCCCAAAAGGTGCGTGACGTTATCGAAGGGCTATCGTCTTTTACGGTATTTCGGAAAGCTGATGTTTGGGAAAGACCGAACAGCGTAGCCTATGACATCTTGGAGGAAGAATGCCGAAACGCCAGGCCGCTGATCCGTCAAAGAGTGGAGCAGATTGTCAACGAATATAAGTTTCCGCAGTTAGAAAGAGACGAGATCATGTACACCATTGCGGATGTCCTGACGGACAGACTTTTGCCGGAGAAGGAGAAAAAATGATGGATGCTGTGGAGTTTTTGAAAACATTGCGGAGAATGTGCTGCGGGAGTTTGGGCGGCCTGATGTGATCTGGGCAAGCCCGGACTGCACCACATTTTCTATCGCGGCCATCAGCCACCACAGGCGGAAAAACCCCGAGACAGGAAATTTGGACCCGGTGAGCGAGTATGCCAAGTTTTGCGATGCAGTGGACCAGCACGTGCTGCGGCTGATTTTAGCATTGAACCCGACTTACTGGTTCATTGAGAACCCGCGTGGAGGGATGCGCAAAATGACGTGGATGGAGGGGCTGCCCCGGTACACCATCACATACTGTCAGTACGGGGACACCCGAATGAAGCCCACGGACATCTGGACAAATCATCCGCTTCCCAGATTTAAACCGCCTTGTCATAACGGTGACCCGTGCCATATCTCTGCCCCGCGCGGGGCCAAAACGGGAACGCAAGGGCTGGCTGGCAGCGTGGAGCGGTCTGTCATCCCGGCTGCATTGTGCGACCATATCGTAGATATTTGTGAGGAGTCCTGCAAACAAAAGTCAATAGCTGAAATGAAAAAAGTCCCGCAAAATTTGCACAGCTGAAAAAGGGCATGACAAAACAGGCTGGAGAAAAAGCTTCGCCAGCCGGGATAAAGTAGCAATCTGATTTATCTTTGTGAGGTGTCCTGCTGTGCGTCAAAAGCCTCCAGGCACTCTTTCACACGGGCATAGTAGATGCGCAGGAACTTGTTCTGCGCGGCTGTCATGTAGACAAAATAAGGCTTGCCCTCGCTGCGTTTCTTGTCGAGGAACTGGTACACAGGCTCATCTACAGGAGACTTCTTTAGGTAAGTGCAGACGATTTGGTACAGCGTTTTCCGAAGATGCGGAGAGCCGCGCTTGGTCGTAGGGACGCTCTTGGCGCTGTGCTTGCCGGACTGGTCTACAGCCGGATCAACACCCGCGAAACCGACGATGGAGCTGCGGCGCGGAAAACGGCGCACGTCGCCGATCTCCGCCATGAGCTGCACGGCAGTCGTCTCGCCCACACCGTACATGGCACGCACGATATCATACTCCGGCAATTGCTTGGCAAGGCGTGTCATTTCAGTGCGCAAGGCGGCCAGCGTCATCTTGCCTGCAAGCAGTTGCTGGGCAGCAGTCGTAATGAGCAATTTCGTGTTGTCGTTCTTCGGCAGCGTGGTGAAATGACCGCAGCTCCCGAGATAAACATCCTGCGCCTTTTCCGCGCTGAAATGGTAGCCCTTGCGCTTGCACCACTTCTGGTAGCGCTCGGCAAACGCATTCTCACTGACGCGGCAGATGCAGTCGCAGTGATAGAAGGTCATGACAAAGTCCACCCATTTCTGGTGACCGTCGGCGCGTTCTGGGCTGGAGAACAGTTCGTTCACACCGGGAAAGGTCTTGTCGGTCAATGAAATGAGATTGTTTTGCAGCGATACCACCGTTTTCATGTAGAGGTTATACTGGCGGCTGCACAGCTTCAGTTGTTGCCTTACCGTGTCCATGGGAGTATATTCCCGCAGATCCACCCAGTTGTCAAGACCGTACTTGGCGATTTTCATGGCGTCTGCCTTATCGGTTTTGACCTTGCGAATGGAACCGCCCCCGCTCTGCTTGATGAACAGCGGATTCAGGACGCAGACATAAATGCCGTACTCATGCAACGCCGCCGCGACCGGCTCGTGGTAGCGTCCGGTGGCCTCCATGATGACGCGGGTATCTTCCCCCAGCGCGATGATGGCGTAGGCCATCTGCTCCAGACCGACCTCGGTGTGGAGAAATTCCTGTGGCAGCAATGCCACTTCACCCATTGGCCGCAGGGCAGCCACCATGCTTTTCCCTTTGGAAACATCGATCCCAACTGCGTTCATTTTGTTCCTCCTTCTGATTGGATATGGCTTTCCGCTCTTTCCTCATTGCCTGTTCAATCTCCTGAGTGACGCGAGCGCACAAGGTGGCTCTACCTGCGCAAATCGAATGCTGCGAATGAGAGAGGCGGCTGACGGACTCCTCGACGGGCGGGTTGGCCCAAGGTGATATGGGTCAGGCCATTTACTCTCCCATTCTAACAGCTTCGGCTTTGAGATGGAAAAAGACGCGGCTGGCTGCCGCGCCTTAAACCGTAATTATTATTGTAGGAGGTGGAGTGGAATGTCACAGTCTGTTAAAGCGCCATTTAAGTTTTCGTATACGCAGCCGTCATTAGATTGGTTTGAAACTATCAACGTAGAAATCAAGCCAGACGACTACTATTACTTTAAACTCCAGCGGAGATATGGCCCTGACTGGTGGCTTATCGGACAAAATCCGCCCCCAGAAAATTCTACACGGAACGAATGGTCGGAAACAGATCTCGGGAGAATTTCCTGCCGTGACATTGCAAAGTTTGTTGAGTGGGCGAGGATTGACGGTGGTGGAAGCAAAATTGTTGAGATCTCGGCAATTAGCGGCTCTTTCGACCTTCTTCGCGAAATTAAAGTGCTTTTGCTTAACCCCGGAGTCGCCCAGGCCATGGCGGAGCAATGGGGCGGAGACATAAGGGAGGAACTATGAGAGATACAAACCTCGTAAATGCGCTGCGTGAGCACGCAGAATGGGCGCGGGCAAATGAGTGGGAAACACCGATCACGCTGGGCGCTGATCTGGCGGAGGCCGCCGACCGGATTGAAGCGCAGGCGAAAGAGATTGACGCACTGCGAAACGAACTGTGCCTGAAATGCGGAAACTATACGCTGGCCCATGAGGGGGCCTGTAACGGATGCCGGTGGAGGAGGAAGGAAAGAACATGACGAAGCGTTTTTGTGATCTTTGCGGAAAAGAAATACACAAGATTCAGGAAACTTATAGGGTCTGCGTGGAGAGCAACGCAAGCATCTACGCGAGCAACCCGGACATAGTGGATGTCATAGTGGATGTGGGGGAAATATGCCCTGCCTGCGCGAAGCGTATCCACCAGACGGTGCAAGAGCTGAAACAGGAGGGCTGACGATGGCTGAATACATTGGACGGGACGCGGCGATTGAGGCCGCAAAGCACGCGTGGGCAAAAGGGCTTGAGCCGTCGCAGTATATTGAGATCCTGCCTGCCGCCGACGTGGCCCCGGTGGTTCATGGGCGGTGGGATGATTCTGGGCGGTATACATTTCCGAGTGGCGACACAGCTGTCAGGTGCACCAACTGCGGCTGCACACTGACAGAGAGCGAGTATCACCTGAACAACTGGAATTACTGTCCTGTATGCGGGGCGAAGATGGACGGAGGTGCTGACCATGAGGCTGATTGATGTTGATGATTTGGGCGTGGGCCGGTGCAGCAAAGATGTTCTCCCTGCGGCGTATTGTGCTGGTTGGAACGGCTTACTTGGCTTGGTCGAAAAAGCCCCCACCGTGGATGCCGTGATCGTGACACGGTGCAAGGACTGCAAGCATCGGATATACAAAAACATGGGTGATGAAATCGGAGAGATTGGCGGCTGCGGACTGTTTAATTGTGCCATGCCAAATGAAGGCTTTTGCAGTCACGGCGAGAGAAAGGACGGCGGGAATGGCTAAACAGTCTGGGTATTTGCAATGGCGGGAGGCGGAGCTGGACGCCACCTTCAACGCCGGGGCGGCGATGGCGATGCAATTCGCCATGGATACGCTTCAGATGGCCCTCCACCAGACGGAGGGCTGGGGCTATGACCGGATCATGCGGATCACCCATAACTGGGTTGCCGTTCAGCGCGAGTACAAACCGGCGCTGGACTGCCGGAACCCAGAGGCGGACGTCCGACAGGAGCACATGGATCGGGTGCTTGCGGAGATTATCCGGGACAAGGCAAAGTTGATCCCATTCCCGGACAGATACAAGGATTTGAAAAAGGTCCGTTATGGGAGGTAACTATGCAGAAGGAAGATATATCGCTTTTGCGCATCTACGCGAAGAATGATATGAATTGCGTGAAAACCGCAAAAGAGATGGATATTCACCACAACAGCGTGATCTATCGGCTTGGCAAGATCAAGACGGAAACCGGGCTGGATGCGCGGAAGTTCTGGGACTTGGTGAAGCTGCTGGAAATGGAGGAATCATGAAACTTGGACAGGTGGTTCGGGCCAGATTCAAGTCCATACCGTCCCAGCTGGAGCGGCAGCACCCAACGTATGAGCAGCTGTATCCGTTCCAGCGCGGAGAGGTAATTTACATCCACCCAAAGGGCCGGTTTGTCAGTGTGCGGACGGAAACGGCGGGCGGACCTGTGGTAGAGAATTTCCGGCTATGTGAGGTGGTTACGTGAGTACATTCCCGGAACGGCTGCGGAAGTTAAGGGAATCTGAGCGGCCTGCTAAAAGCATGAGAGTGAAAGCGGAGCTGATTGGGATCGGGCATGATACGCTACGGAAGTACGAAACTGGGGAGAACGAACCGGCTCTCAGCCAATTGAAGCTGATAGCGAATCATTACCACGTCAGTTTGGATGAGCTTGCATGGGACGAGGGCGAACGAGAGAGTAAACCTTTATAGTATCGCAAAAAAAATTGGCCTTTGCCCCCAATTCGGGGCAAGCGCAGAAAAATATGTGTCAGAATGAGGGTGCGGGGTTATATCCGCATCCTCATTCTTTCCATCCATCCTTTCTTTCCTCCTGACCCCGGCGGATGCCGGGGATATGCAGACGTAGCTCAGTAGGCAGAGCACCGCACCAGGAGGTATGCGCTGGTTCAAGTCCAGCCGTCTGCACCATGGCGGGGAGCGTTTCGGGTGATGCGTCCTCGCTCCAAGAATATATAAGCTGCGGCCTGTAAAAGCAGCTCATCTCCGGCAACTGGTACTTGCCCTTGATGCCCCGGTGCAATTCCGGTTGGGTATAGGACCCCTCGCACCTCTCAACGATGTGTCCCAGAGGGGACATTTGGACAAACTACGCTGCCGAAGTTCCAGCAGGTCACTGTGATTGCGCACGGTGGCAGCAGTTTTAGACGGCAGTACCGCAGTGGAGGGCAGAAAGGCAATCTGCCGCCCGGAGGCGAGACCGCAAATACTCGCATTGTTGGAGATGCCGGAGCGCCGACCGGCTCACTGCGGAGATATGCGGCATAGGTGCCCCGTAAGGGGAGACCACAGCGAGTGACGGGGACTTTCCCTGAAGCGCTAAAGCAGGGCAGGACTGCAATGCCGTGCCAGATAGCGGCTCGTGTCTTTGGGCACGGAGGTTATGCAAACCAATCTTGACGGCTGGAAGAGACAGCGTGTATGCCCCTCAAAATCGAAGGCTTGCGCTTATGCGTGGGGTAATGGTAGAGACTGCGGGGCGGGTAAAGTCTGCTATGTAAGGCCAAGGGGTGGGGGCTGGTAGCAAAATAATGTTAAGAGGTTATGCGAAATGAAAATGAAAAAGTATGTTGGCACGAAAATCATTGAGGCAGCCCCTGCTATTCGCAAGGGTGGCACGGTCTACGAGAAGGACCAGCCCATCCCCAAGAGTATGGACCCCGAGGAAGATGGCTACAAGGTCCGCTACCAGGACGGTTACGAGAGCTTTAGCCCAAAGTATGTGTTCGAGGCCGCATATCGGGAAACAGACTGCCTGAGCTTTGGCCTTGCCATTGAAGCAGCGAAGAAAGGGAAGAGAATTGCCCGTCGCGGATGGAATGGAAAGAATCAGTATGTCGAGCTTGCGGAGCGCATCAGCTATGAGAATGCTGCGCATGAGGTGATCAACGCCATTCACGAAGCTATCGGTAACAAAGCGCTTGCTTTTGTCGGCACATCCGGCGTGCAGCTCGGCTGGCTGGCATCGCAGGCGGATATGCTTGCCGATGACTGGATGATCGTGGAGTAAATTATTACCGGTAGCAAAACAGGAGGATGGCATGGAAATCACAAAACGGCGGCTTGCGGATATTGTGCCGTATGCCGCAAACGCAAAAAAGCATGATAAGCGGCAAATCAACAACGTTGCGGAGAGCATCAAGCAGTACGGCTTTGTGCAGCCGATTGTGATTGACCGTGACGGCGTGATCGTAATCGGCCACTGCCTCGCTTTGGCGGCAAAGAAGCTGGGCATGGAAGAAGTACCGTGCGTCTGCGTGGACGATCTGACACCGGAGCAGGTGAACGCCCTGCGGCTGGTGGATAACAAGAGCAACGAGAGCGATTGGGACTTTGACCTGTTGGCTGATGAACTGCCCGGTCTTGACCTGTCGGCGTTTGACTTTGAATGGGGTCTGCGTGATGAACTGAACGATTCCGTTGTCGAGGATGATTATGAACCTGTCATTCCGGCGGAGCCGAAGAGCAAGCTGGGCGATGTGTACCAGCTTGGAGACCATCGCCTTATGTGCGGAGACAGCACGTCTTTGACAGACGTACAGAAGCTTGTGGGGGGGGCACAAATCGATCTTCTTCTCACCGATCCTCCGTACAATGTGGACTATCAGGGCACCGCCGGTAAAATCAAGAACGATAACATGGAAGATGCAGCATTTAGGCAGTTCCTGACGGATGCCTTCTCCAATGCGGTGATGGTTATGAAACCCGGCGCTCCGTTTTACATTTGGCATGCAGACAGTGAAGGGTATAACTTCCGTGGTGCGTGCCGAGATGCGATGCTGCGTGTCCGGCAGTGCCTGATTTGGGTGAAGAATTCCCTCGTAATGGGGAGACAGGATTTCCAGTGGAAACATGAGCCTTGCCTGTACGGTGAAAGCGAAATTGAAGAGGATGCGCATGAGCCTTGCCTTTACGGATGGACGGAAGGCAAGAAGCACTACTTCTTCAAGAACCGCAGACAGACAACTGTACTGAATTTCGATAAGCCTGTCAAGTCTGCGGAGCATCCGACCATGAAGCCGATTAAGCTGTTTGATTACCAGATGCAGTGCTCCAGTAAGCCGGGTGAGAATGTGCTTGACCTGTTCGCCGGATCTGGAACAACGATCATGGCAGCGGAGCAGAATGGGAGACACGCTTTCTGCATGGAGTATGATCCGAAGTATGCCGACGTCATTGTTGACCGGTGGGAGAAGTTCACCGGAAAGAAGGCGGTGCTTCTGCATGACTGATGCTCAGGCGACTGCGCGGAGGATGTTGAAGAAAAACCAGCAGTATTTATCCACACAGCAAATGAAAACACTGAACGGGCTGATTAAGTCCGGCGACATTACAGGGGCCATGAATGGCCTGCATACATTGGTGGCGAGAAAGCTGACTGCGAGGAAGAAATCTCTGGCATGATCAAATCTTAAGGAATGGAGGGGTGGAAGTGGCACGGACTGGAAGGCCGAAAAAGGTAATAAATCAAAAGCTGTTTGAGAACCTATGTGGTATCCAGTGCACGGAAGCAGAAATCTGCGGAGTGCTTGAGTGCAGCGCAGACACCCTGAATCGATGGTGCAAACGGACGTATAAAATGACTTTTGCGGACACATATAAAAGCAAAAGTCAGGTGGGAAAGTCGAGCCTGCGGAGAGCGCAGTGGAAGCTGGCCGAAAAGAACGCAAGCATGGCTATCTGGCTGGGGAAACAGTACCTTGGACAGCGCGATATTGTTGAGCTGGGCTTGCCGACGGATAACACGCAGGAGGACGCTTTGAGCGTGAGCCTGCGTGAAATGGCAGAAGGGCTGGAGAGCGATGATTAGCGCAAAGCAGAAGAAAATTCTCGCTTATCCATATTCCAAGTATGATGCGCTGATTTGCGACGGCGCTGTGCGTTCCGGCAAGACCTCCATTATGATGTGGGCGTATGTGCGCTGGGCGATGGAAAATTTCAGCGGTCAGCGTTTTGGCGTGTGCGGCAGAACGGTGGACAGCTGTACCAAGAACATCATCGTACCGTTCACGGCGATGAGCCTTGCAAAGGAACGTTATATCGTCCGCTGGCGGCGCGGTGACAAGGTAATGGAAGTGCGGCGCGGAGCCGTGACAAATTACTTTGAAGTGTTCGGCGGCAAGGACGAGGCGAGCTATACACTGATCCAAGGCCGCACACTGGCGGGTGTGTTGCTGGACGAGGTGGTATTGATGCCACGCTCATTCGTGGAACAGGCGCTTGCACGTTGCTCCGTTGACGGCGCGCGGCTGTGGTTCTCTTGTAACCCCGGCAGCCCACACCACTGGTTCTATCAGGAGTGGATCAAGCGGAGCCGTGAGCGTAATGCACTGTATCTACACTTTGAAATGACGGACAACCCCGGCCTGAGCAAGCGCACCCTTGAACGGTACGAGAATATGTATGCCGGTATATTTTATGACCGGTATGTGCGCGGCCTGTGGGTAGCGGCAGAGGGCATCGTTTATAAGGACTTCGCCAACGATACAGAAAAGTATTTGATCGGAGACCCTTTGGAGTGGGCCAAGCAAAACGGCACCAGCTTCTCAATCATTTCAATTGGCGTTGACTTCGGCGGTACAAAGTCCGCAACGAAATTTCAAGCCACCGGGATTACAAAAAATTTCCGGGTTGTGGCGTTGGAAGAAGAATACATCAAAAACGAAGAGATTGACCCGGATGCATTAAACCGGCGTTTTGCTACGTTCTGCCAGTTGATAACGTCAAAGTATGGTTACAGCCAGACACGAGCGGATAGCGCGGAAACGGTGCTTATACGAGGGTTGGATCACACGGCACAAAAACTCCGGCTGGGTACCCAAGTCAAGAACGCACTGAAAATGCAAATCACAGACAGAATTCGGCTGGTGGTGCTGCTGATGAAGCAGGGGCGGTTCAAAGTTTCCAGAAACTGCCCACATCTGATCGATGCACTGCAATCCGCTATTTATGATCCTGATAAATTTGAGGACGAGCGCTTGGATGATGGCACGTCCGACATCGACAGCTTGGATGCCTTTGAGTACAGCATTGAGCCTTATTACAAAGACCTGGAACGTGCCGGTCACATGATGGGACGGTGAAATAGTGAATATTCGCAGAGCATTAAAGGATCTTGGGTTTGACACGGTCGACAGCAAATTTTACTCTCTGATCGACCTGTGGGACGCATGGTATAAGGGAAACGTTGAAGATTTCCACAGCTATACGGTGTGGAATGGCATTGAAGAGCTGGAGTGCCACCGTTATTCGGTTGGAATGGGAAAGAAAGTCTGCGAGGATTGGGCCAACCTCCTAATGAACGAGCGAGTCAACATCACGCTTGAAGGCAAACAGGAACAGGAATTTATCGATACTGTTTTTGCCGATAACAATTGGGAGGTCAAGGCTAACGAATCGCAGGAGCGCAAAGCGGCAGTAGGAACCGTTGCGTATGTGCCGGTGATGGAAGGCATGGGAATTAACCCAGATACAGCAGAAATCATTGACTCTGGCCGCATTCGCATCAACTATGTCAGCGCCGGGAACATCTACCCGCTGACGTGGGATAACGGCGTTATCCGCGAGTGTGCGTTCGCATCCACTCGAAAGGTCGATGACACAGAATATACTTACATCCAGGTGCACAGGCTGCGCAACGGCGAGTATGACATTGAGAACCATCTGTATGATGCAGAGGAAATCCCACTGGCCAGCGTGAAAGGGTTTGAGACAATTCCCCCGGTGGTTCATACCGGCAGCGACAAGCCGCAGTTTGTGATCGACCGGCTGAACATTGCAAACTCTGACGAAAACAACCCGCTTGGCGTGGCTGTGTTTGCCCACGCCATCGACCAGCTTAAGAGCGTTGACATTACCTATGATAGCTATGTGAACGAATTTGTGTTGGGCAAGAAGCGCATTGTGGTGCAACCGGAGGCAACCAAGAGCATTGACGGTCGTCCAGTGTTTGATAAGCGTGAGACCGTTTATTATGTACTTCCGGAGGACAGAGGCGGCAACGGCAACATCTTACAGCAGGTCGATATGTCGCTGCGGACAGCGGAGTTTAACACCGGTATGCAAGATATGTTGAACATCCTGTCCAGCAAGTGCGGTTTCGGTGAGAACCATTACAAATTCAATCAGGGAAGCATCGCAACTGCCACGCAGGTCATCAGCGAGAACAGCACCCTGTTTCGCACAATCAAAAAACATGAAATTGTGCTTGAGCAGGCAATCACAGAGTTGTGCCGGAGCTTGCTCCGCATGGGGAATCGGTACATGGGCGCATCCCTCAATGAGGACGTCCAGATCTCCATTGACTTTGACGATTCCATCATTGAGGACAAGGGCCAGGACTTTAACCGTGACGTGCAACTTCTTAATGCTGGCATCATGAACGATTGGGAGTTCCGTATGCGCTGGATGAATGAGGACGAAGCCACCGCAAAGGCAGCGCTGCCAAAGGCACAGGACATGGTGACCGAGGAAGAAACGGAGGTCGAGTAATGGGATTTGGAGAAAATACTGGGACTTTTGGGGTTGTGAAAAATGAGCCGGTATCCATTTACCCCGGAACTACTTGATGCGCTCCCAGAGGATCTGGCAGAACTGTTCCGGGCACTTGAACTTGTGTTGCTGAATGAAATCTGTTCCCGGTTGAAAGCTGCGGATGAACTGAACGAGGTAACGGTGCAGGACATCCGGGCACTGCGGTCTCACGGCATCGACCTAAAGGAAATCAAGAAAGCAATCCGCGAAACTTCCGGCATCAGCAAAACGAAGCTGGACAAGCTGCTGGGCGATGTGGTCGCAAGGAACCAACAGTATTACACTGACCTGATTGACCTTGCGCATATCACACAGCCTGAGACACTGGTTGACGCTGCGGAAGTGGCGGCGATCAGGACGCAGACACTTAATACATTCCACAATCTGACCGCATCCATGGGCTTCCTGGTGGACGCTGGGCGTACGATGCTCCCACCTGCCAAAGCGTACCAATGGGCACTTGACAGCGCAGCGTTGCAGGTGCAAAGCGGTGCAATCAACTACAATCAGGCGATTAAAACGGCTGTGAAGGAACTTGCGGACAGCGGTCTAAAAGTGGTTGACTACGAAAGTGGTCATCGGGATCATGTCGATGTTGCCGTGCGAAGAGCCGTAATGACCGGCGTATCTCAAATCTGCTCCAAGTATACGGAGCAATCTGCAGAATATCTGGATACACCCTATTTTGAAGTTTCGGCCCATGTTGGCGCACGAGATAAGCCGGGACCGTCACCATGGTCATCGCATAAGGATTGGCAAGGCCACGTTTACAGCGTACGTGCTGGGGACATTTACCCGAGCATTTATGACGTTTGCGGCCTGGGCGCTGTTGACGGCCTGGAAGGGGCCAACTGCCGCCATAGGCGGTTCCCGTGGGTTGAGGGCGTGTCCGAGCGCACTTACACGGATGAACAGCTGGAACACATCGATGATGGCCATGGATGCACGTTTGATGGCAAGGATTACACGGCATACGAGGCAACCCAGATGCAACGCCGCATTGAGCGGACCGTTAGAAAGCTAAAACGCGAAAAAGCCGCCTACAAGGCCGCAGGATTGCATGAAGATGAGACTGCGGTAAACATACGCCTCCGGCGGTTAAACGCTAAATACAAGGCGTTTAGCGCGGAAGCTGGCCTGCCGGAGCAACCGGAGCGGATGCGCATCTATAATGCTACTCCCATTTCAAAAAGCATAAAAAGCACCGGTAATGGCAACAGCGGTTCCCCGGGAGATCCGGTTTTGGTTGGTACTGTTGATTTTTCTGATAAAACAGCAACCATGAAAGTTTTAAGCGATGCTGAGAAAGAACTGGCTGATTTTGATTACGAAGTTAATTACTCGGTGACGAAAGATGGCAAAGTCTGGCGCGTCTCCGGGGAAGCAGCAACGGTAGACTTGTCTGCTATACCGAGCACCCTAAATGGGTCATATTCGTATCACAATCACCCGCGTGAAAAAACGCATTATTCTTTTAGTGCAGAAGACGTTGCGTTCTTTATGGACAGAAAAGAAGAACTATCCATTGCGTCTGATGACCGATTTATATACATTATGAGACGAACAGCCAAAACCGTTGAAAAGGCTCACGATGTGGTGTACAATCGCTTTAAGGAACTGGAACGAACGGACGTATTTGAGATGATGTGGAAAGGGCAGATAAACCCGGACGTTGATAAGTACCACGAAGTAATGAAGATTTTAAGTAAAGAGCTGGAGGTTGACTATGTACGCAAAGAAAAAAATAAATGAAAACCATCCACTCTTTAATGAGTACAAGGCAAAATGCGACGCACTTTTTCATGAATGCTGGGCTAAAGTAGATGAAGAAAGGGCAAAATACCCCGATTGGAAAGGACGAGACCACCCATCTGATTTGGCGGTATATGCAATTGAGAAAGAGTGCAACTCAAAGCTTAGAGACCTACAACGTGAATATGATTTCCTGTTTTCCGAGGTGACGGACAATGAATGATGATATCATGCGCGCTGTGGAAGCTATTCTTAAACGTGGCAATGATGCGGAGATCCGGCGCAAGGGCGACGGGTACATCGTGTTAGAGGTCA